CATCGATTACCATCAACATGATTAGCAATTAAAAACTTAGGTAGTTCATCTTCACTAAACTCTTCTGCAAGTTTCTTAAAATTAAACTGGTCAGACCTTTTATAAAAAGTTTCATCTTTTGTCTTGACTGCGCCTCTAGTCTTTGTTATATCATATCTATCTGTTGTGAAGTGTAACTTAAAAGCAAGATACACATTGAAAGCATCGAATTCATTCATCTGTAAGGTTTGCCGCATATCCATCCTACTAAACTATATCTCTTACCTTTTGTGACGGGTCGAACCCTATGATAAGTAAATGATGGAAAAACAATTGCTTCTCCTGTCTTTACTTGACACAATTCAGTTCTATTCTCTTCATGTGGTAGTCCTAATTCAAATTCAAACTCACCACCCTCATAATCATGATTAAGTAACACAGAGAAACTAATCTTTCTAATCTTACCTTGTAGATACTTGTCAGTATCAGTATACGGCACACTTCTCTGGTCGGCGTGCCAATTGTAATGTTGTTCAGGACCATAAGTTGTAAATTGTAAATCTTCGATTGCATCATAATCAAAGTTCCAATTATTATTTACATTCTCCAGATATATCATTTTAAGTAAAGGTTTATAAATGAATTCAGTATCAGAATTTCTTTTGAACCAAGATATAGAACTATTTCTGTGTCCCTGTATTGCCGCTTCAGTTCCATCTATCTTAGCATCTTCTAAATTCACTTCGCCCATCTGAATAATTTTATCAACTTCAGGTAAAGTAAAAACAGGTTTTGTAGTTGAATAACAATATTTTAAAATCATACCGGCAACTCCGCAGTAGTCTTAGGTAAATAATGTAAGTCTTGTGCATTGACAGTGACTTTATCTTTAAGTGTTTTACTCACAAACTTCTTCACATCTTCTGGTTCAAGTTCATGCTCATCACAATATAGAAGAATAGCATCCATATGCGTGATTGCTTTATCTAGTACAATATCTTCAATAATTTTACTAAATCTTTTTGGTGTCATTGGTTCAGGATTCATTAGTCCCACCTATAAAAAATATGGTCATCGATTTGTCCAATTCTTGTTTTTTCTTTGTTCCAATCTGGATTGACATAATCTGCATGATAGTGTGTAGCACCTTCAATCATGCCAGCGTATCTGTTTGTTAATATTCTATTAACAAGTCTCAAAATTCTTTCATATGCTTCTGTGTCATGTATGATTTCTGGTTTACCGTCACAGAACCAGGAGAACTGACATCTGTGCCTTCTAGGTATATCTTTACCTTTTTCTTCTTTCCACCAAGTTGAATATTCTGCTTGGTATACAACTTCACAAATCGTATCAGGAAATCTACTATCACGAACACGATTGATAACTACAAGACCAACTGCTATTTGACCTGCAGTAGATTGTGACTTTGCTTCATGATATATGTTATTAGCAAGACATACTTTTGAATTAGTGCTTGGTAGTTTTACATCATCTGCTAATGCGCTAGATGCAAGTAATAAAAAAGGTGCGAGATATTTAATCATTAGACTAATATACATTATTATAATAAAGAAGTCAAGGGATTTCTCCCTTGACTTTACACTTTTACCATTAGCGTTGTGAAACGAAAGAATTCATCTCATTTGCTAGTTTGCTGATATCTTCGAATGTCGGAAATGGCGGCATTTCTGGAAACTGAACATCTAGTCCTGCTTCTTTGTCTGCATAGTATTTCTCTTTAACATTATTGATATCAGTGTGATATTGCTCTGTGAGCAACTCTCTGGCGCTTTGTATCATACTAAAGCGTAAGTCGAATGGATTACTCATACTATTTCTCCTTGTGTGTATGTGTGTAATGTAGGGTGAAGCAATTGCTTCTTCTGTTTCCAGGCGTCCCCACAACACCCAGAAGATTATGCCGCTAGGCGAACATCTTCATATGCAATGTTATCGTTTGCATTTATGTTTTTGAATTCTCTTCATGCCTTCTTAATGCAGTCGAACCTATTTCGCCCCCATCAAAAGCACACTGGGATTGTATTGTTCCACTGACGGTCTTGATACAAACACCATCCAGTGTGCTTTTGGTGGAGGCGGTGGGTACTGCCCCCACGTCCTACAATCCTCCAACATGTGTCATCAAATTCAATTCTATTTATACTACATTCAAGCAACTTTGTCAAGAACATATGGGTCGATATCTAGATATTTACCCCATTCAGTATAGTAGTGTCTCATACCTACTTCATCATGTATAGTTCCATTCTCATGTCTTCCATGTAGAATGTTTCTTGTTTCTGTACCTTCACGCATTGTTGTGCCTTGACCTGCTACACCAATAAGGTCTTCGTGCAAGTTTCTACCGAAAGGTCCCCATATACTATTGTGATGCTTGATACGAGTTTGTCTTTCTTCTGATGTATCTTTTCTTAATCCATATCCACGAAACTCAATCAATACTTTATTCGGACCAAGTGGTGTTACTGTGTCTGAACGATATGCACTCCCACGGAGGTTAAAGTTGAATCCTGGAAAGAGGTCGACCATGTACCACTGGTTGGGCGGCAGATTGGGAAAAGATAAATTCCCTCTATCTTCAAATCCGTCATACTCTTCGTAATTAACAGTAAAACTACTAACATTAACATGACCGTTATCAAAAGGAATATTTTTTCTAGCGAAATATTCATCATTGAATCCTGACACTCTATTAAAGTAATGCATGAAGTCGTGATAGAATTCACTGTTTGTGTCATGCCACAGTTTGTAGTTTGTATCTATCACTGCTTTGTGATAGTGAAAGACTTCCATTTCTTCTGTGTCAATTGCGTCTGCAATACAATCAAATGCACCTGCAGTCCATTCTTCTACTGACTGTGTGGGGTTAGGGTTAAGTGTTACCCAAACCATACCCCCATGCTTGACTTCACAATATATCTCATTACCTTCGTAAGGACAAGATAAACAACCAGAGACTTGCTCAATAGAATGGTCTCTGAATGCTCTAACACCATCATGGTCATTCACTGCAATTACATTCACACCTGCTATTTGCGTAGTGCGAAACTCACCTGTCTCATACATCTCAGAGATGTGACACATCGGTACCCAGACTTTACTGAATATTAGTTCTTGTTCTTGTTTGTATACTTCGTAGTTATTATATGCTCTACTACTAATTGCTTCTATTCGTGGTGCTGATGACCACTGCTTATGATTACGAGGTGGCATACTAGTCTCCTTTCTGCCATATCAAATATTTATTTCTCAAGCAATATTTTTTGTTACTATCACTTAATAGGAAGTTCGTATACCGGTTTCTGCTTTTTTAAAAAGTAAACTATTAATTTCTAAACCTTTACCCATAGAGATGAAGCAAGTAATTTTATTCGGAGGTATGAATTCTAAAATAGTAATAGTTCCAGTATCGACATTACCAATTATTTCAATTCCAGTTTGAATATCACTGACGTATCTCATTATACCAATTTCACCATGAGACTGTTGAAAATTTTTCTTAACCACATCATATTCATCGGAAGTACAAGTAACAGTTTTGCTAGATTGAAATACACTAGGTTCTGGTTCTACTTCAGGTAAGTCTTTTGGTTCTGCACTAGCAAAACCTGCTAAAAATGATATAGACCAAATTAGCACTATTACATATACTACATTTTTCATTTTACTTTCCTTTGCTCACTGTATGAGCATATTAAAAGGCATTGTAATTCTAAACTCATCTTCATAATGAGCAGGCATATCATGTTCTAACCAACCAGGAAAGAAAACTACTTTGCCTTTTTCAGCAACTTCGACATGAGGTTGCCAATTGAATACTTGAGGTCTAGGATCATAAAAATTTGTTTGACCAATAGTATCAAAGTAAACAATAGCACATATCATTTCTTTACCGCCATGATTGTGCTTTGAGTGAACATTACCTTTAGGTACATAGTTAAAGAAACTATTCTCCACTCTTACTCGGCGTTCTGACAATATTGTTGCAACTCTAACAACACTGTCACTAATTAATTTACAAGAAGGACCTATACTATCAACAGTTTCTAAAAAAGTATTGTAAGTGGTAAAGTATTGTTGAATTCCACTTTTATTATTTTTAGCATACTCTACTAATTCTTCTTTACAATCATCAACAAGTGATGTCGGTAAAAAGTATTTATATAAGTTTGAGGAAAAGAGTTGAATGTTGTCAATATCCATGAGCATCTCGCCATGCATCTCTGACACTTCGATATTGTTCTATGTAATCATCTCTCTTAACTTTGAATAGTTGTGCTTCATCACCCTCAACTGCAATCAAGATACAAATCTGGTCAATAGGTTTTGCAGTTCTCTCTTCGAACATAACTGCATACGCCGCACCTTGCATGAAGTAATTGCTGATGTACTCTTCTTTTTTAGGTTTACTTGATGTCTTGAAATCGATAATAGACAAACGATTATCAAACTCAGCAACGCAATCCACACGACCTGCAGTTTGTAGAAACTTTGAGTACATAGTTTTTTCTTGAAAGTGTATATTGTCTATACGATGTAAGAAAGGTTTAATACTACTGAACATAGACATCTCACCAGGACCCTCAATCTTAGGTTCTTTATTGTTGAGATAGTCTTCGCACTGATAATGAAATCTTGTACCTCTTGATGATGCTTGGCGAGATATCTTGTTCGCCGCTTCATCACCTACTCGCTTGCGCCACTCCATAATACCTTTACGAGTGTGCCAACCTAAGACTGTAGTAACTGATGGATATTTTTGACCATCTGGTGTAACGTACAGTCTTAGGTTGTCGTTTTGCTCAGTTGTTAATTCTGGTAGACTACTATTATAATCAATTTCTTCAATGTGTGTATATTTCACTTTTTCATCCTCTAGTGTGAATATAACACACTATAATGTAATTGTCAAGTCTTTATAGAATTTCTATCTGCTTCTCTAGTATTTTCATCATCATCACTCTCGGCGAGTTCTATTGCGTATTCAGTTGTATCGTTATTACGATTTGTCCAACCTCTACCGAAAGTATCAAATGTACTCAGACTTTCATAGTAGTCTTGACGATTTGATTGATACTTCTTGATAGTTTCTACTAGACCATTTTCTTTCACATATGATTTCAGTGCTTTCAGAGTATTGGGTCCTATCCCACCGTCTGCAGTAGTACCAATCATCTTCTGCAAATATTTTGCGGCACGACCTGTACCTGCATTTACTCCAAAGTCAAAAACACACAAGTCTAGACCATCAGGAAGTTTGTCTCCCTTAATTCTATCCCAATAGTTTTTCTTATAGATTGGTCTTACATCATCTTCTGTTAAGTCTTTCATATCTTGTTCAGATACTTCGTGACCAACCCACTCTTCATAAACTCTCTTGGTGACACCCATATTCGTGATACCACCAGGGTCTTTTGGATGATTTACATAACCACCCTCATGAATGAGAACTTTAGAAATGCAGTTTCCCCAATTCTCTTTTGCCATCTTTATTCTCCTTTGAATATTGTCCAAGCACCGTATGCAATCGCACCATATGCTACGATATCAGCGATTGGTGCAAAAATTAAAAATGCTACGCCAGCGCCAATAAGCACTGCTCCATCCCAACTAGTTCTTTCGCCAATTCTTGCGTTAATCCATTTTCTCATTTTACTTCTCCTTTCAGGCAACTTGTCGCATCTTCTTATCTACGCTTTCAAATATACCTTCATATTGTTTTTGGTTCTTGCTTATTATATATTCTTTCACAAGACCGCTTCTTACAATATCTTCTTCAGTAAAGTCAATTGTTTCAAAAGATTTCATATTTTTGATTATATCCATAAACTGAATAAGACCTCGTTGTTCTGCATTGTTCTTCAAGTCAGTTTGCATGAAGTCCCCACAGAAAAAGATACGACTATTATCTCCCACTCTTGTAATGATTGTGTCTAACTCATGAAAGTTTAGATTTTGACATTCATCTACAATAATGAAAGCATCTCGTAATGTTACACCTCTTATATATGAGGTCGGCACAAATTCTACAATGTCTTGATACTTAGCGAGTTCGTATGGATTCTCTACATCTGGAAACATTTCATCAAAGAGAGAATAGTAAGGTTCAGTATATACACTTGTTTTTTCTTCTTGTGAACCTGGCAAGAAACCTATGTCTCTTGTTGGTAACATTGACCTAACAATATAAACTTTCTGTTGGTCAACTTGTCTAGATAAAACTGCTCTCATTGCAAGATAAAGCATAATAAATGTTTTACCTGTTCCAGCACATCCATGCATCATCAAATGTTTATCTTCGTTAAACGCCTCAAATGTTCTGAGTTGATTATCTGTAATCGGATTTATTTTCTTTAGTGATGATTTAGTTAAGCATTTTGCTCTTACCGCTAAGGACTTTTGTTTTGACATTAATTTCTCCTCTACATGTCATGCATTGTATTGAAGCATCAAATAACATCATCAATCATCTTTATTATATGGACACACTCCTTTTTGTTTATACCCAAATACTTCTTTGAATTTTCTATATGCTTTCGCTCCACTCCAGTGAGCATTCATAAAGTAAAACATCTGACGGTCTCTTTCACGCTCTTCTTCTGTAGACTTTCGAACTTCTAATGGTAACATTTCTCTTTTGATTGGTATATGACAAATCAATGGGTCACCAAAATTCATAGAAAATTGAATACCTTTTCTCTTAATAAAGAAAAACATATTACTTTCGTGCCAGTAATCTGTATTTAATATACCTGGCATTACTTGCAGACAATCATTAAAATGATATGTTGGATCAGTGTATAAAACACTCCAACCAGGAGGAGTACATATTCTCCAAGGTGTTTCTAATTTAAGTAAAGTGGTGCACCACTCTTCAGGTAGTTGTTCTACCATAGTAGTGTATTGAGCATCAGGATGTATTTTAAAATTAACTGTGGTTTCAGGTCTTTTTTGAAATGCTCTCCAGTCTCCAATTTCTTCTGTAGTATATCCTATACCTTGTAAGTATTGATGCACGGTATCACTGTCTGGATTCAACATTTCAAGTTTAGTAAAGTCACTACTTCTAGTTTCCCAGTCGGCACCTATTGTTTCACTTCCATCAGTTGCAGTATGGGTAAGTACTTGTGTTCCGTCTAATGTTGTAGTAATAATAGCATTAGACCAGAAAGGGACCATGTATCCAGTTGTCATGATATCTTGCATACCAGGACATGTTTTGATAGTCTGTCCATCAGTTCCAAAATCAGGATGAATACCTATAGGGGCGTGCCTTTGTAATTGTTCCGCTAAAGGTTTAGTATTTTCTACATTTTGTTTAGGTAATTTTTTATACCACTCTGGAATCCAGCGAGACATTGGTTTAGGTGCCGCCCACTTTTCCATACCTTCAACATGCGAATAGTATTGCATCTTTGGTGGAGTGTAACTTTTCTTTGCTAACCATTGAGCAAAGTCTTGAATGACTTCTCTCACTTTTTATTCCTATGCTTTTCCAAAATACTTTTTGTTTTAACTTCAGCATTCGTTTTAGAACGATAACTATCTAAGTTCGAACCTGGATTCTTTTCTGCAATTCTAGAAAATACTTCTCGCATACCATCGGATTCTTTATTGCGAATAGAAACTCCACCCACAATAGCAGGTGCAGATACAATGCTATCGAGATGCGGGTTCGTTTTTTTGAAATCATCCAATTCTGAAATTGACATGAAATGTTCTTCAACTTCTCCAGTTGCTTGGTTTATAAAATTATATGTTGGCATATTCTGTATCACTATTTAGATTTGTAAGATTGTACCAGTCAGGTACATTACGTTTAGACCACACAGCAAAAGTCTTTTTTGCCACGCGATAGAAATTACGATAAGCAGAAATACTATCACCTTCTACCATGCATTGCGGAAATTGTTTCATTGCTTGTGGAGGTTCGACAAAAGATTTGTCTTCGATGTTACTAGGGGGTGTTGCTAGAATTTCATTGAGTAAATCGTAACTTTTGTGGGAGTGTCCGTAACGATATACGAATTCTTTATGAAGTTCAGTCCAGAGTGAGTACAACCACTCATAATGAGAACGAGACTGACGAGTCCAAACACCCGAAGGATGATTGACATGACATGCTTTGTATATAATGTTCTCATAATTGTCGGATAGTCTCCAGCGTTTTACTCTACGACCAGTCTGCGATTTACCTATGTATTCATCGCCGTCTAAGACCCTGTGGGCGGTCGACATCAGTTGTGCATACTCAACAAGCATCTTGCTCACATGTTTGTCTACATGCCACTCAGCGCACGTTTTAGGGTCATTATGTAAATAGAATATATTCATTGTCACCTCTTTGTATCATACAGTATTCATTATGTCAAGTATTTATTGTTCTTCAAGTTTCTTTTGCAACTTGCGCCAGCGTCTTACTGCTTCTTTTTTCTTACGCTGTTTCTTTTCGGATGGTTTTTCAAATTGCTTACGCATCTTCAGTTCTTTGAGTACTCCTGCTTTCTGCACTTTCTTCTTAAAGATACGCATTGCTTTCTCTAGATTACCATCTCTAACAGTAACAGTTAATCCCTCATCTTTAGGGGGTCTTTCTTTTCTTGTGTGTTTATAGTTTTTATAAGTCATGCAATCAATATACTCTACTTATCTATCTTTGTCAAGACAGATTCCTCATATTTACCGAAATTCATGGCAATAGTCATTCTATCTTTTTCTAAATCAAACTCTGTCATTTTTTTTCTTATATAAGGTACTGTGTGTAGCATGTAACCAGGAAAGATTACAAGTGTGCCCGTCTGGGAATATGCTTCATATGCTCTTCTAGTGACTTCAGTTACATCACAAGCATCATAATGATTATGAAAAGTATGATGATTAGGATTTAAGAATAGAGTAGGTGTCAAATCATTAGTAGCATAATAGATAGCACACACTTCATGATTGCCATGATTGTGTGCTTCTTGAAAATGATGACCTTCAATATATCTGTTGAACCACATTTGAGTAATTTTATTCGGTAGGTGTGGTTTGTACCAACCAACTTCTACCATATATTGATTTACATGCTTCTCAACAACTTCAATAAAAGAAATGTTGTCTCTCGCAAATTCAAGATTGATTTCTTCATTTTCAAATGAAGTTATAAGTTTGCAATCCCAGAAATTGGATGCGCTATTCTCATCTATAGTTTCTGATAATTCAATGACAGACTTAACAATACTATCGTTATTCACCTCATCACTTATATCCAATCTTGCAATTGGATGTGGAAACACATAATCTATTTGCATAATAAAATTCCTATTTAAATATTATCTATATTATCGTCATCTTCTTTAAGAATGTTTGTGCGTACTCGCTTCATATCAGCAGGTAAAGTACCATCTAATCTTTTAACAACTCTATATTGGTCTACATTCAAGACTTCTTTAATACCGAAATAGTCACCATCCATCCACTTTACTGAAATAGTCCAATCCATGAAATTTCTAACATGTATCACTTTTGCTAACTTTTTGTGTTTTCTCTCGTTTCCAGGAAAGTTTCCTTCAACAAGGTCACCAGGAAAAAGTTGTGAATTTTTAGGATACTTTTTATTACCATAGTAAACATGTGTTACACTATCATCTACATCATCTTCATAGGTAAATTTAAGTCCTTGTTTCGCAAGTTCTTCTTTAGATGGTATTAGACCCTGTTCTATCATCTGCTTATAATTTTTTCTAGAAATTTCAGGAGGAGTATTTGGCATTCTAGCAGTAGCAATATCAGCATTAGACAGAACACCCACTTTGCTGACAATATTGTCCCTACCATTATTTGTAAATCTACTACCGCCTTTAATAAAAGTAATAGTTCCATCAGGATTCAACTTACGTTGAGTTTTATCGTAATCTGACATTTTGTTCCTCTACTATAATTATATGAGTATTTATACGATAGTTGGTTTTATAAATACTTTCATAGTTATTTATAATCGGAGAATAAGCATGTCTAAGAAATATTCGGAACTTAAAGATGATATCATCGTTGAGCAAATTAAAGAACTGAATGAAGGCGTTTATGATCCAGGCATCTTCAAAGCATTCTTTCTAGCAGGAGGTCCTGGTTCAGGTAAGTCTTATGTTCAGAAAAAGACGACTTCAGGTATGGGACTGAAAGTTGTAAATTCTGATGACGTTTATGAAAAGATGCTCAAAGATGCTGGTCTAGATACTACACCAGAAGATATCTACTCAGATAAAGGTCAAGAAATTCGTGGTAGAGCAAAAGCAACTACCAAGCGAATGCAGAGTAATTTCTTGATGGGTCGTCTTGGTGTTGTCATTGATGGTACCGGTAAAGACTTTGAAAAAATTCAAAGACAAGCGGCGGCACTAAAGCAACTTGGTTACGACACTTACATGATTTTTGTAAACACTTCAGAAGAAGTTGCACAACAGAGAAATCAAGAAAGAAAAAGAACACTACCTAGAGAAGAAGTTACAAAGATGTGGAATGGTGTACAACAAAACATCGGTGCATTTCAGCGTTTCTTTGGTGGTAAGAACTTCATCATTCTAGATAACAATGGTCCAAATGATGATGTGCTTCAAATGGTGTTTAAGAGAGTTCGTGGACTAGTTAAAACACCAGTCAAAAACTATATTGCTAAACAATGGATTGCTAACGAGTTAGAAAAGAAAAGAAGGAGATAATTCTCCTTCTACTTAGTTGTCATCCAACATTATTCTTTTTGCCTCTTCATAGTAACCCATTTGTGATAATGCATGTGCCGCTCTTGCACGTCCTGCAGTCTCACTAATTGTGATTACAAATACTAAACCCGCAATAAATGCAGTTCTAATCACCTCACATGCTTTGCATGTGTATTCATAACTGTTGTGTAATGCTATGCCAATCGACATTTATTTCTATCTCCTGTATTTTATATAATTGTTATAGTACGCAAGCGCATCATCGTCTTGTAGATGTTTCGTATCATCAGAAAATTCAGTTCTAATAAAACGAATAATGTCCGAGTTTGGGTTTGATCCTACTAATGTATTGAATAATTTTTTGAACAAGTTCTTCATGCTATTATCCTTAAACGCCCGCACCACTTTTGACTTGACCCCTTGGCACAAGTCATATATACTAGTGTATAGTGTGATGATGTTGTACAGTGTTGCACTGCACAAATCTATTTATACAAGAGACTAGAAAAAAGGTCAACAGTATTGATGTTTTTTTAGAATAACACATGTGACAAAAACGCACAAGTAACATAATGGAGCATATAATGAAAGTAAAGTTGATTTCATATTCGCAACCACCACTCGGTGACATTGAAGGTTTAGATGATGTACAAGACTTAATCGCTTATTGCGCGAGAGTATCAAACCCTAGCGGACAGATGAACTCCGCAACATCTAAAAAACTTCTATCATATCTAGCAAAGCATAGTCATTGGTCACCTTTTGAGATGGTGTCTGCTTGTTTAGAAATTGAGACTACAAGAGATATCGCAAGACAAATTCTCAGACACCGTTCATTCAGTTTTCAAGAGTTTAGTCAACGGTATGCTAATCCAACAGAAGATTTAGAGTTTGTAATTAGAGAAGCGAGATTGCAAGATGAAAAAAATAGACAAAACAGCATCGCCACAGAGGATGAAATTCTACAAGAAGCATGGGCGGCAAGACAAAGAGGTGTTATTGATGAAGCAAATAGTGCTTATCAATGGGCAATCGAAAACGGTATTGCTAAAGAGCAAGCAAGAGCAGTCTTACCAGAAGGTAATACTATGTCACGTTTGTACATGAATGGTACACTTCGTTCTTGGATGCATTACATTGAACTTCGCGCCGCTAATGGAACACAGTTAGAGCATATTGAAATTGCGAAAGCATGTGCAGAAGTGATTGCAGGTATATTTCCACTTGCGGAGGACTTAGTATGATTGAAGTATTGAGTTTATTTCCATCGGCGATTGCAATAAAAGACACTCGCATTGATACCAGTAAAATGTTAGAAACCTGTCTGCAGATAGAGAGTGGAGACCATGGACTACTACATGGTGAAGCGACAAGTACCTATACTAAAGAAATGAATATTCTAGAGCATTCGGATTTTAGTTTGTTGAAATCGGTAATCACATCAGAAGTGAAAGCATTCACAAAACAAGTCGGTATTGACATGAGTAATATGAAGTTAGGTAGAAGTTGGTTCAATATTCAAAAGCGAGGTTCTACTGTAATGCAACATAATCATAGACTCTCGGTTATCAGTGGAGCATTTTATATTTACGCTGATAAAGATGCGGCGCCTATCACTTTTGCTAATCCACTCATGGCGCATAAGATGCACGAACCTACTATAGGAGGTAGTACAGACTATGATATTGAGTTTTTTAATGTACCCGCAGAGACAGGAAAACTAGTTCTATTCCCATCTTGGTTAGAACACTATGTAGGATACAATAATTCAGACATGAGAGTTACACTTTCTTTTAATTTTTCTTAAAAAAAATTCTAAGTGCTTGATTTGCATGGTAAACTTTTTTCAATTTTCCCTTGACATTCACCGAAATATGTCCTATAATGTATATGTAAGATGAGTTGAGAGAGAAAGGAAATCAACATGGCATATATTTCACAAGAGACTAAGAAAGAACTTACTCCTGCCATCAAAGCAGTTGCTAAGAAATACGGTGTCAAAGTGACAATCGGTATTAATCATCATTCTTCTTTAGTTGTCAAAATCAAAGAAGGTGCGCTTGACTTGATTGGTGCTTCTAACAAGTACTACGAACAAGAAAATGAGCGCCGTGGTTTCAACTACTTCGGTGGTGTCAGTGACTACTACGACATTAACCCTTACCATTCTGCTGATTGGTACAGAAAAGTCGGTGCTGAGAAAGAAGCAAACTTTGTTGATGAGATGATTGCCGCAATGAAAGGTACTAAGTGGTACGATAACAGCGATGCAATGACTGACTACTTCGACACTGCTTACTACTTGTCACTGAAAGTTGGTCAGTGGAACAAACCTTACATTTACACCGCATAAGGAATAAGTATGAATATAGAACAATTTTTCAATGAAGCATCCATGCACGATTGGTTCTATGACTATAGTGATGACCATCGTGTTTGGACTGCAGGTCGTGATAACCAGCAACGATTATACAACCTTGCTGAAGGTAGCGAAACCAAGATGCAAATAATGTCTGCGTTTCGTTCCTATGTTCGTGGTAATCGTGAGCGTCCTACCTTAGAGGAGTTTATTTCAAATGATTAGAGCAAAAGAAAACCGAACACCTGTCATTGACCTGACGGGTCCTGAGGGTAACGCATTCTTCCTTCTTGCTAGAGCAGAGAAATGGGGGCGTGACTTGGGGTTTGATACAGAAGAGATTATTGAAGAAATGAAATCAGGTGATTATGAGAACTTAGTCAGTGTGTTTGACAGGTTCTTTGGTGACTATGTTATCTTGGAAAGGTAAAGGTTTTATTTGTTTCTGAAAAGGGGACACCCTATATAGTATTGGGTAACGTCAAATTCAGAGTTACCATGGCGAAAGTAGCGGTAAAAGATATTTTTTATTCTTGCCATACAAAACAGTTGACATTGCAGACATAACTATAGTATAGTAAGAAACTTATTACACAGACGCATAGGAGAAAATGATGCGCTATCTAAAGAAGAATGAAATGAATATGGATACACTTCCATCGT